GTTTATAACCTCGCATCCTTCAGGCTTGTGCTCCAGGCACCAGCTAAGGAAAGCGGGGTACTCCAATTCGGTATGTACGAATACACAATCCGTTATACCGAGTTTTTTGCATATGTCCTCAAGAACGAGACTGTCTTTTCCGCCGCTCCATGCATAGGCAACCCTTTTACTTTCGGTTACCTGTTTTATTTCGTTACAGACAGTTGCAACTGCATTATCGAGCTCATCTTTTGACACAAGCTCCTCGATCCTGGACATGGCTTCTATCCAACGGGAATTTTCCATGCTCTGCTTCCTTCCGAGTATGCGCTTCATGCCCTCACCGCCTTTCTCTTCTCAACGAAGTTCCAGGCAAGAGCAAAGAGGATCGAGCCGATAACTATAAAAATACGAATAGAGCTCATCAGCGTCCATACACCGAGAACGCCCATTGGTATTAACCACTGCCAGGTTGCCACAGTTGCGATATTGATAAAGATGCCCAGCGTGCGGCCAAAGGTAATATACACGCTGTACAGAAAAGATGATATAGTCGATACCGCGACAAGCGTAATCAGGAATGCTTTAATGATGTTCAGCACAGGCCCGAAATTCGTCCATGCAAGCAAGAATGTGAATGTCAGGTATGCACCAAACAGTAAACCGCCATTGATGAAAGCACGCCGTACATCAATTTTCCTCGTGCCGTCCTCGTTGTGGTCATTGTAGTCCAGGATCTCAAAGAAGTAAGGGTAGAGGAAAGCACCAGGGAGCAGAAGCAGGCATTTTTCTATTCCGGCCGGTATTTGGTCCAAGCCCCAGGACAATATATTCATGTTGCCCCGAGAATAGATAATCGCAGCAATCGTCAGTACAAAAGCGACGGCATACACAGCCACCCAGCTTGCATTATCCGTCAGGACATTTCTTATCATACCGAAGCGGATCAGCAGGAAGATAAAGAAAATTGCCACTGCATAAGACAACATCATTCCGAATGTGCCCGTCAGCGGCGTATCTTTAAATATGGCCTGAATACCGTTCATATTTAACCAGACCTGGAATATGCACATGCTTCCGACAATAAAGTGCATAGTCTTGCTCCGGAAAACATCACGCAGCTTTGGAATAGTCGGTGCAAATATACCGAACACAATACAAGCCAGCGTGTTCCCGAGCGCCCAGAGCAGGAAAGGAATGATTCCATAGTCCTGCGCCATTTGAATGCCTACCATAAGCGAGCCGACGCCTGCCCAGGTCGCTGCAATCGACATGGAGTAATAGAACGACGGCTTGTGGATAAAACTGTTGATAACTTTTGAAAACACGTGAATTTCCTCCTTTTTTGATTTAAGCCCGCTGCCGGCTGCTGGCGAACAGTTACGGCCCGGTGCCTGACTTCGTGAAAGGAGCAAACACGAAGCCCAAATAGCCTCCTTTCCAACAAAAATAGCGACCCCTGCTCAGGAGCCGCTTGGCTATAGTTAGAATTTTACAACTACATCTTATCATAAATCGATTATAAATAATCTGCCCACTTTTTGCCCAGTAACCTATACACATTTTTAATTGCATCACCCTTTCTTTATTCGCGTTCTATCCACTGTATGCCAAAAAGTAGGGCGCTCATTTTCTCACATGCTGCATCAAAATCCTTGTACACGGTCCGAACGTCAATGTTCTCACGTTCAGCAATCTCGCTTACCGTTGGAGGATTATCTACCAGGCACATTGATTCTAATACGCGGTACCGGCGCTGGTCCTCAGGTTTCTTCGAACCATAGCAGATAGCTTGATAAGCTCGCAGCATAGCATCTATATGTGTCAGCATAATAGCGGATCTCGCTTTTGAGCGAACGATAGCTGAAACGTCAATTCTATCTCCATCTTCCATAAGGTCCTTAAAGAATTCAAAATCTTCCTGAACCACTTCCGATAGAGTTGCTATTGCATCACCTGCATGAATTTTTATCTCCCGGTAGCTTCGCATTAACCGTTTGGTATCTCTTAACCTCCGATCAATGCGTGCTTTCCTTTCTTTTTCCTTCTGCTTGGCGTATACTTCGAGTGCTGTTTTTGAGCCAATCTCTGCAGCAACCTGAGCAATACTTTCTTTTGTTGTTTTTTCTTTAGCCATACATTTTCACCCCTTACAAGTCATTTTCTCTTAAAGTGTTCAGCCTTAGGGCAAGTGCTAAAATGCGATATGTATCCCAGTCCGGTAGCGTTGCTCAAGTTACCCTGAAACTCACAGCTCACGACTTCACCGTTTGGCGTAACAACTTTACCTGAAGCTTTTGGCTTCTGCCAGTACGGAACAGGATCAGTATCACATGGCATACTTTTACCGGAGCTGGTTTTTATCCAGACTATTTCAGCACCACACCCGCGACATTTACCCCTTTTCATAATTCTGCTCCTTTCTTAACACATGAAACGGATCCTTTTCACATACCGAGCAAACCATGCGTCCCTCTGGTACATAGGAACCACACAATACGCAGGTATCCTCCTTAGCACTAAACATTTCTCTTACCAAAGACGTTGCACCCTTAAACATCTCAGTTTTGTCACAAGCCACAACAAAGGCCGCGCCACCTTTGGCTAATCTCTGTTTCACATCATCATCAATCTGTTCATTTGCCTTAAGTGGGCAGTCAGGGCGTCTTTTATCCCTATATAAATCTGTAACAAACTCTGTAATAGCACAAAAACCTTCCATTCTGCCGCTGAATTCAAGTGGACATTTACTGCAGCTCTCCGGCATCTCCGGCAATTCTAATATCGCTTTAGACATCGTGTTTGACCTCCTTCATTTCAACCAACGTTGGACACCATCTCGGCTTACGGCTTTCAATTTGATGATACCGACCATACATAAGGCCGCGCTGGCTAATTGTATCTGGATGATGACAAGCCCATCCCCAATGTTTACCTTGGTCGGTAACTTCCTTTCCATAGGGACACTCTTTACAACGCTTTGCCTTATATATGGCTTGGTGCATTTCCCATGATTTCTGATCCATTCTACTCAACCTCCAATCTTTGCCCACAGCTATCGCAATAATTCCCCACGTGGCACTTATCCCAATATATCCTGCCGCATATAGGACAGTAACCGTATTTATGCTTATCGGGTGTTTCAATAATCTTCTGTGGTATCTGCTTTTCAAGCGCCTCAATTGCTCTCTCCAAAGCATGTAATTCTTGTTCTTCATAAGGAATAACCCCTATTGTGCTTTGCAATATCTCTATGTCCCATACTGAATTTATTGGTTTATGGTCAGGCAAATATAGAAACCGTTCTTTGAATTCCTTTATTTGCTCCTTTGTTAACATTTAAATCCCTCCACTGTTTATTCGTTCAAACGATATAACCCACACCCATGGGTTAGTATCCCATCCATAGCCACGTTTGGCGTTTAAGCTGTCCCAGAACCTTTTCATTGACTGCTTCATGTATTCATTTCCAGTAAATGTTGCAAGTGCTTTTTCCTGTTCCGTATAATCGGGGCAGAAATCAGCTTTCCAGTCATAGAAATTCATGTCCTGCAATCTCTCCACCTTGATATTGGTTACTTTCAGGAATATTCTTGCAGCTTTACGTGGCATGAATATAGAGGAAATCCATGCTTCATCTTTGCATTGTTTTAAATTGCCCCAATAAGGAAATGCCGCTGGTTTACCATCTGCCTTGTATACAAAACCTATATTGTTACTATCAGGAGTCCATGTTTGTGCCCAGGTCTCTCTTACCCAGAGAATGTCGCCAGGTTTGTATGGCAACTGGTCAGGCAAAAGATACTCCCACCACTCGCGTGAAGCTGTGCATACCTCTGTACAACAACCTTTATGAACCTTCGATTTTGGAATAGGCCATACCCAGCGGTCAGACTGTGGATCGTAAGTTGGCTGAGGATTTATTACTCGCCTTGTCATTGTTTTATGTCCGGCTAAAATAGCTTGAACCATTGGAGTAGAGAAGAGTATAGGTTTTGCTTTTTCAATATTTATCATGATTCAACAACCTCCTTATCCTCTGGCAACTCTGGCAAAGGTCGCCAGTATAAAATTTCATCGGGATTTGCGTAGTATCCGTCCCAGAAATGAAATTTTCCATTTTCCAGATACGCTACTTCTGCTTCATCATCAATCGGATAAATCAGGCATCTCTGGTTTTCTTCGGGCCACCTTTCGCTCATAGATATCCAACGATTTTCTTCCCGCATACGTGATATTTCACCCTGCAGCTGCCCAAGCTCTTTTTCTGCACGAATACATGCAATTTCAGGATCATCACAAAATCGTGTAAATTTATTCATCTGCATAATTCCTCCTGTTTCATAAATTCAACTTTGGCACCGATGCTTTGCAATCTGCGCCATTTCCTTTGATATTGCTTCTTTCGTGCAACTCGACACGGTTCACAGATTAACCTCTTCACCCGTTCCATAAAGGTAGCTCCGCACCGGACACAGTATTGAGGCTTTATTCTTTCAAACACCGTGCATTCGTCGCAATTCGTTTCTCCTGCTGTGCAACCTTTGACGTCATGCCATTTCATACACATATGCCGCTGCCAGTATGGCTCATATCCAAGCTGATTTCTCCGGATAAGCAACAGCTCCATAAGTCTTGTCAAATCACTTTTTACTGCAGCTCTCCGTCTGGCCTCATATACCGTCAGCTCCGGCTTGCCCGTTCCCCATGGACCATCACCAAGCATAGCCCTAACTTTGTCGGCATTTTCTGTTCTGTAGAAATCATACACCCGGCCTCTTACAGCCTTTTCAGATTTTCCAAGAACTTCACCAATTGCACCATAGCTGTATCCAGCGCGTATCATGTCTGCAAGGGTCTGAAAATGCCAGTCTGTCCATGATTGATGATTATCTGCTTTTACAGGGCGTTCTTTTAATCCAAGGTCACATATCCGGCGCTGGATAGCCCCTGCCGAA